CATTTACTTGTCCTAATAGTAACAAAATTCCCATTAAAATAATGAGGAAACCACCAATTTTCTTCAGTAGCATCATATGGCGTTTGATTTTACTAAAATAAGGCATTACTACACCTGAAGCTAGAGCCAAAAGCAAGAAAGGAATGGCCATCCCTAGAGTGTAAATCAAGGTATAGATTGCTCCTTGCCAAGCGCCATTGCCACCAGAAGCCGCAAGCGCTAAAACAGAACTCAAAACAGGACCAATACAAGGCGTCCAACCAAAGCTAAAGGTAATACCGAGTAAAAAGGCCGACCAATAACGATTGGCTTCTGATTTCTTAAAAGTAAAGCTTTTTTGAACCTCTAATTTCTTAAAATGAAAAATTTCCATCTGGTGAAGGCCTAAAATGATAATAATTGTTCCCATGGTATAGCGAAACCAATTGGCATAGAGAATATTCCCAAAGTAACCAGCACCAAATCCTAGAATAAAGAAAATGAGTGAAATGCCTACGATAAAGCAAAGCGTTCGAATCAAGCCGGACCACGCAACTTTTCTACCAAACAAAGAAAAACTTTTTGCACTTTCCTGATCATCCAGCAAAATTCCAGTATAAACAGGTAACAGAGGAAAAATGCAAGGGGAAAAGAAGGACAAGATCCCTGCTAAAAAAACGGAGATTGAAAATACTATCGTTTCCAATAAAAAACCAACTTTCTTAATAATTCTAATTCTATTTTACTATAATCAATTTCATTTGTATGATTTCTGCTACGCAATTTGAATTAGTCTGTACTTGAAATATTTTCCGGTACTAGTTCATTCAGATTCTGGCCCTTTTTTGCCTCCTATACACAAAAAAAGCCTACTGCCCAAGCTAGAAAGCTTGATACAATAGGCTTTTGGAAGGTTGATTATTTAACAGCGTCTTTTTATAAAGGATATACTTCATAGCTATACAATAGAAGAAAGTTTCGAAAAATAAGTATAAATACGTTTAAAAATAAGTTTAGTTCTAGGGGATAAGATATATAAGTTTTAAACTTATGCCCCATTATTGCCCCAAATCTTATTTTTATATCTTTGGGGCATATAGCACCTATTCTTCAAGAAAACGCTTTTTTAAACAATAGGATTGTAGTTTTGCTTTCTAATCGTTCAAAATGCCTGTTTTTGCAAAATAGAAATACAAACTCTAATTTTGTTAACGTCAACAAAATTGGCAACTAAGGGCTTTATAAAGCTATTTGTTGACTTCAACAAGTCAATTTTTCAGACAAACCATTTATTTTGCTACCGACATTGATGTCGGTTGGTTAGATGTTTTCTTGATTCAGAGCAAACAAAAAAACCGCAAGCCTGAGCCTGCGGTTAGTGTAATCTATTTTGAAATCTTTCTATTTTGTAGTAATGAGCCCATCAGGCTCAATTTCAAACTCTGGTTTATCTGCTAGTGTTCCGTCTGGCTTGAGATAGTACCAGCCTGTTCCGTCTGCTGATTGGACGAAGGCATTTGATACCATGTTGCCATTCTTGCTATCAAGGTAGTACCAGGTCTGCTTATGCTTGATCCAACCAGTGACCATCTTACCTTCTTCATCGAAGTAATACCAAGCGTTATTAATACGAGCCCAGCCAGTAGCCATAGACCCTGAATCCGTGAACCAGTACCAAGCATCTTTGTAGTTCAACCAGGTACTACGCTTCATGAAGCCTTTATCATCAAAATAGTACCAAACATCGTTGATCTTCTCCCATTTATTAGCTGGATATGAGCCGTCTTCACGAACCCACCACCAACCATATTGGTTCTGTTGCCAGCCTGTTTCAACTTCATCGGGCGGTACGATATACCCAACGATTTCATCTACTGAACGCTCATTGTAGCGACAAGGACCACCTACTTCTAAATAGTCCCAGTTGCCATCGATATTCTGCTCAATCGTCTTGATAGTATATCCGTCTGAATCTTCATAGACAAGTCCTGTATGGCCGTAATTGACACCGTCGCCAGCCACGTAGGATTTAACAAAGAACCAACCAGCCTTTGGATAGTCAGCGTCATACACGACTTTCAAGCCTTGTGAACGTGCTGACTCAAGTAGGTCGTAAGCATTGCCCCATAACGTCACACCGTACCAATGACGTAGCCCGTAACAAGGCACGTCGGCACATTGGAAGCCATAGGCTCCATCATTATCCACTCCATCGCCAGCGTTGGCTTTATCCATGAAGAATTGAATCATTTCTTGTTTTTTAGACATATCTACTCCTTCCAAGCGTCGTTCATCTGCTTCACTGCTGACTCTACAAAGGTGTCCAAGTCCTTGTCGGTCATGCTGATATTGTATTTTGTCAGCTCTGCACGGATTTTAGCGCGAGCCTGTGCCAGTTTTTCATCACCTTTAAAGCCTGTCTCTTGAGCTACCTGCTCTACTGCATGGACTGCGTTTTTAGCTAGGATTTCAGCGATTTTTACCGCTTTCTCTCCGCCTTTTTGCAAAAGATACTCTTTCACTGCTTTTACGATATTTCCCACTGCTACAGCCAAAAAGCCTGTAGCAAAAGCGATAATCAATTCATTAAATTGTGACATTGTTAAATTTCCTTTCTTATGGTAATTGCGTAGGCCACGGGTCATCGGTTAAGTAAGAGATGGCACTTACACGGATATCTCCGATGTCTCGGTCGGTCGGAATGTTCTCGTTAAATGTGAATTGAATGAAATTAGAGTCAGATTTACCTCCTAAATACCATATTCCATAAGGTTTTCCTGAATCACTGTAGATACCTCCGATTAAAGAGCTTTCACTTCTAAAACCTTGCGGAATGTTTCCAGGAGTTACCACCTTTACTCCTCGAGGTCCAGTGCTACCGTGACCGACGAATCCTGGTCCATTTCTTCGAATGATCCCGAACCAACCATACTGAAGACCTCCGAAGTTATAAGAGACTAAGTTGTTTACACGTCTAATCTTAATAAATGATTTTTGGCTGCCATTAGTTAGTATTGAAGCTGAATTAAGGGTTATCCAACCGGTATCACCAATCAGAACTTTCCAACCAGCGTTTCCATTTCCACTCTCTTTTATCCACTTGAGAGCACCGTTTGTGACATTGATATCTACGTAAGTAGTCCCAATGTCCGCCACAATACGGCCTTCTGGTGAACCCGTACCACGGATTTCATGGCCTACGTTTTCGGGTAGCGGTAAAGTGACATTATTACCCCCGACAATACCGAGGGTATTTCCTGTCAAGGTCAGCCTTGGTTCAGGCTTTTGGTTCAGCACCTTCACATCACGGCCAACCGCTTGAGCAAATTCCTCTAAATTGCTCATGGCAATCACGCTTTCGCTGCATTATATGTTGCTACCAGATCAACGTTGGCAAACTCATCAATACGACGGCCGAGATCAGCCAATTTTTGCACAACTGCGCCTTCAGTGTCGCCACTCATGCTGGCAATCTTTTCAGCGATTTCTTTCAGTGTGTCAAGATTTTCAGGGACACCCTCGCCCAAAATATCATTTTTGACTGCAATTTTAGCTTGTTCAATCAGTTGTGTTACTGTCGCATTGTCAATCTTGCCATTAAGCAGTTGTTTCAATTCCTTGATGTCAACCCCAACCGCTTGTGCGAATGCTGTTAATTTTGTTGTGTCCATATTTTCACACCTTTCCTAAGTTGTAATAAAAGAGCAAGTCTGGAATTTCCTGACATACTCCACCTTCGCTTGCAGGTCTTTCTGCAAGCTGTTTTTTTACTTCTTCTGCTATATCCAGCTTCTTAAGAGCATGGACTTCTTCTGTGACCAATTCTTTATCTGAAGCCACTATCTTGATGTGGCTTTCTTTGTCACTTGGGAAAATATATCCGCCAGCGCTAATCTCTAAGCGGTATTTCCCAATTGGCAAGATAGTGTCCAGATTAAAATTCACGCCTGAGTTTGTGACAGTTACCCTCTTCTTCCATTGGTACTTGCCTATGGTCAGACTAACGACCGCCACCTCCCCCTCAAGAGAGGGGACGGCTCGATAATCTTCGTCTAAAAGGACAAATCCAAAGGTAGAAGCTACATCACCCTGCTTGATGAGGTAACCACCATCAACCTGTGCGAGATTGGTCGTATTGAGATTACAACCCATTCTGCGCCCCTTTCTAATCATCTATTAAGATGCCTTCTTTGATATCCAATTTTTCAAAATCGCTGAATAAACGGTCTATGTAGCCGTTACCTCCTAGAGTTTTGTAGCTTTTATGCATACTTTCTACTAGGGAGAATTCATCTCTAGAGGTATATCCTCTGTTAATAGCCCGTCGCATATCACGGTCAAGGCGCAACTTCATGGTATTTAGATGCGCCTCATCGTGAATTTTTAATTTTTCTTGCACTTCGTCGATTTTGGAATTGCTATCTTTAGCGGTAGTCTGGACATCTTTAATCTGTTTCTTAACATCGGTTAGTTCCGAAACGATTTTATCCGTCTCTTCTTTGGCTTTTTTCGGCAATTTGTAGCTAAGCCAAGCGATAATAATCGGTGAAGCCGATGGTAGCACGTTCATGAAGAAATGTTCTATCTGTTGTAAGACGTCCATAGTTACCCCCCGTTATTAGTTAGGTGCAACTGTTGTAGCAGAAGGTTCTGTTGCTGTAGGAGTTACGGCGGCTGTCGTAGAAACTGCAGCTGCTGGTGCAACAGTTGTAGGGGCATTTTGTTCTTGAGGTTCGTACTTCCATGCTGCGCCTGTTCCGTCCATTTCAAGACGACCGTTACGGGCGAAGTCACTTGCAGGTTCACCGTTGTAGGCAAATTCCTTATTCAACTGAACCAAGATACGCTTGCCTTCGCCATCAACCTCAACATGCGCTGGGTCTTCAATAGCAATTAAATCATTTGCCATATAACGTTTTCCAATTTCTGCAGTTGGAATTAAATCTGCCAAAATTTTGTATGTTGTACCGTAAGGAATAACCTTACCAGTTACCAAAGCTAACACTAAGGCATGGCTGATTTTACCAAAACGGTCAGTTTCTTCTTTATTCTTCTGAACATTCTGTTCTGTAGCTGTCTGTTTGGCTTCTGCCTGAGCCAATTTCTGTTCTGTTTGCTCCAATTTAGCTTGGGTTTCTTGCAACTTAGCTTGCGCTTGCACAATCGCACTTGTTGGGTCTAATTCTGTACGTAGCACATCTTTAACTGCTTCAATGAGTGTTTCGTCTGCGTCACCCAAGCGATCACCCTCCAACTCACGAGTGAAAAAAGTAAACGGCTTGTCACATTGAATAGAGACTGCCGTCTTGCCAACTTTAAAAAATTTATTTACTAATACAAATTCCATGTTAATTTTCTCCTATCGAATATAAAAATCTAAATCTCCACCTGTTATTAGTTCTTCTAAGAACAAGCGTTTTTGTTCTGTATCTTTAAAAGTTACGTATAATCCCAAATCACTTACATAATTGTTCTGTCCTGTATTAGGCGAGTAAATATATGCGAATTTGGCGTATAATGTACCTGAACGTTGATTTTTCCTGAATTTGATCATCGTTTCTTTCGTGAGCGAATCACTTCTATATCTTTCATTGAATCCGCCACTACTTGAATTGATTGAGAAATACGCTTGAGAATACCGTTCTGATGCAAACCTCAAATCAGTAAAACTTCCCACATATATCCACTTCTCCCAAACCAACCGACTGCCAACATATCTTTGGACAATTTCATGTCCTCCGACATAGATTCCTTCTCTTGTAGCCATAGTATCACCTACTCATACACATCATAGATTGTGTTCGAATCTTTTGTGCTAATTGCATTATATTGTGCCTTTGACCCATACCAATACTTCATTTGCTGATTTCCATTCTGGTTAATCAGCTTATTTGCAACCACCTCAGACGGTGTACTTGGAATCCCAAGCGCAGACCTGTTTACTCGCAAAACACCCGAACTATCGACTGTAATCGTTGAATTATCAGGTCTGACAACTCCATTTGAACCAGCTGTTGCGGTTGAGGGGGTTGGACTTACTCCGTTTTTAAAAGTCTGCACAGACACTTTTTTCAACCCACGTCCATCATGAATCATGATATTATCCGAGTTGTTGACCTGATATGTTTGTGGCAAGTCAGTTACTTTTCGTGTCTGTGTACTAATTACTGCCATATTATACCTCCATTCTATATTTCCAATCTGCGACAATTACATGACCGTTTTCATCCGCAAGCAAGGTATGTTCTGTACCATCGTCTGTACGGATTGGTGCAGTGAAGTCGTTCTGCAAGAACATGTACTCGATAGCATTTAGTCTATCTTCGTGCTCCTGGAACTCACGCTTTAAAGCCTCTACAGACTCATAGCTTGCTTGTCTGACGTTGTCTACGTTACCCAGACCAACTTGGGATTTCGTAACTCCATGCGGATTGTTGCGATTAGTTGCGTGATTGTTGAAATCTTGCTTACTTGCTTGCTCAACGTTCGTGACATTCCCTAGCCCCACTTGTTGCTTAGTGACACGGTGTGGATTGTTTTGGTTTTGAATGTGAGCAGTAAGGTCTGCTTGATTCGCTTTATTTGTTGTTTGGTTGCCGATAATCGCTTCAAGACCGTCGATGTCTGAAACCTTGTGACGATGGGTGGCATCAGCTTTATTTTCCCATCGTTGCGCATCCTCGGCACCGATGATATCTCTTGACCTCCAGATTTTAGCCATCTGTTAGCACCTCCAGTCTATATTTGAATCGTGTTGTTGTTTCAATCGGAACGTATACATCAATGACAGACTGAGGTACGTTTGAACTGTCTAGCAACTCAATCTTATTGATTTCTCTGACTGAGTCTGGTATCAAGAAATCAATCAACACAAAACGCTGCTCTCGTTGCTTCTGTATCGTCACAATTTGATTATCGTTCAACCTTGCTTTGTTGATTTTAGCTAGTACGGTTTCTGTAACTGTATTTAGTAACGCTTCTTTAATCATTGAATAAAACCTCCTCTTGTGACCCTTCATACTCAAAAGGAGTCACGCCTACAACTGCATAACCTGCTCTGGCAAAGTCTACTGACGTCTTGAATAACCGTTCTTTCAGCTTGACTCGTTCTGTTACTGTCGGGATATGTGTATACCCCATATTTGCTGGCTTGATTGCATTGACAAAGATAACTGACTCTCTAAAAAGTCCACTCGTTTCTGCTCCAGACTCAATCAGTAAGACCTGATTAGCGAAATCTACTGAAGCCTTGTACTTTCCTTTTCCGAAAAGGTCGTCCAATTTGCGAATTAAAAACCACCAAGAAAATGGTGGTCTCATATTGATCCGCAACAAAACACGCTCTCTTCTCCACTCCAACGTATCGTCGGCGTGAGCAACAATACCGTAGACTTCTTCAAATTTCGTTAAGGTAGGAACGTCACAATACATAATAAACTGGTTCTTGATGAACTGCTCTAACGAGACAGTCCCGTCTTTAAACAGAGCGTTTTCAACTCGAACCAGTTCTTTCATATCTTTGACGCCCTCGTAGTAATCTGGAACGTATTCAGATAAGTTTACTTCTTTCACCATTAAACCGTCCTCACTGTTCCTTTATACGGAAGTTGTTGTAATTGTCCTGTAAAAACAAGTGCTAAATCAGCTTCACGGTTATTCAATTTCATCTTATCCACGTTTGCGATACCTGTAATGGTCAGTAACTTGGCCATTAGCTGAGAACGATAGATTTTCATACTGTAGGTATTGACATCTGAGTATTGCGCCCAGTTCTTTCTCAAGTCCAAGAAATACTGGTCTAGAGCCTTGTCTACCAGTTCTTTTACTTGATTTAGCTGATATCCTGTCATCAACTCAAGTTTAAACTCAATATCAATTGGGAAGCGTGTAGCAGTCGTAACTGTCACACGGTGGTTGATAGGAGCTAGTCCAACTCCTTTTCCAGTATATTCTAGTGGATCCAGAACATTTTGCACCTTCTTGATTGTCTCGGTAGATGCCAAGTTTAAGTCGTTGTCTAAAACAACCACTTTAACCGTTCCTGAGCCATTCCACACTGGATAAACCTGAACAGCACCAACACCGTCAATTTCACGAACACGCTGAACGTACTCAATGAAGTTACCGCCAAACGGTTTCTCATTGACGTAAATCAAGAAACGCTTCCGCAATTCATCGTCGGTTTCTTCGTCTTGGCCAGATGTAACAATTTCTCCTAAGACCGCAGTAGCGAGGTTTCTGTAGTTCTCCAAAGGTAAGATATTGCCGTAGTAGCGATTTCCTACAACACCAGTTGTCTCGCACTCTACTTCATACTTACCAACTACATCTGTCGCACGAACTACCTTGTAGATGAGTGCAGCTTCGTCAATCGTCGCAAAACGAGAACCTAAAGCGATTTGTACGCCTTCTTTCCTCTCGTTTTTAAACTCCGCAAAGCGTACCGCTTTTTTTGACGGATAACGATGTAGGCCGAACTCTTCAACCTTGTAGTCTAGATATTGGCCAATAGCAGTCTGTGGAAATGTATCTAGCAGTAGATTTTTCAACTGCAAATAAAAACCAGCTAACTCATAACAAGCAGGCGCCAATGCGTCATAGATGATAGAACCTTCCCGTGTATCAATATTTTCATTGACACGAGAAAGAGCGTCATTCATCAGATAATCAAACGTGTATTTTTCTAAGAAATCACCTATCATTAATCAGCGTCACCTCCTTTTCAACTTTAAATAAACCAGATATAGTATGAACTTCAAAGACACAAAGCAAGCTGTCCTTGGTTTGCTGCTCGATGAAGAAATTTTGGACACCTTTAATTCTTGTATCAACTAACAAGGCTTGAGAAATTGTCCTCTCAAGGTCGGCTTTTACAAAATCATAAGGCTTTCCTATCAAGCGCTCCAATTCTACTCCATAGTTCGAAGAGTAAATAACCCACTCAAACCGTTCTGTAAGCAGAATCTTTTCAACTGCTTGCCTCATGGCCTCTAATCCATCTATATATCCGTGTATTCTGCCATTTTTCACTTGATAAGTGTAGGATGGCAAAACAACTTCTTCAATGTTTCGTATATCTACCATCTTCACTCCATCCTTTGTAAAACGTAGTATAATTGCCCATTCTGGGCTTTAATCATTAAGACTTTGTCTCCTGCTTCAAGATCACGAAAAACAATCCACCTCTTGTTGTCCCCTTCAGTATCTCCAGTACGTAGTTCTTTAACCATCGGACTTAGAACTAAAAAAGACTCAGGGATTTCAAGCTTATTATTAACCTTGATTGTGAGAGGGGAAACAGATGTGACAGAGCCAAAAACAATATCTGTTCTGTCTGTCCCATCATCTACTCCTTGCGCCAAAAGGCGTGCTAACAACTCTCCTGCCATTATTCCAGCGTCCTCAATTCTAAATCCATTGTATGCACCTTGTCCCACTTGTGGGTACATTTAGAGATAATACCAAGGCTGTTCTTCTTAATCCCTTCAGACTCTAAATCAGCAAAATCCAGTACAACACTGTTGCCTGCACTGATTCCAAGGTGTCCTAAACAAGGAACTTTAAAAGTCTTTTTAGGATGATTCTTAGCTTTCAATAAGAGTTCAGCCTTTTGTTGAATCTGACTCTCATTCATCTTTTCATCCACTTTTTCGTGGTACTGCAACTTGCCCCAAAGAGCAACATTCTTAGAGTCTTTCACGACGTACACTTCACGCTTCTTACTCTGCTTGTTGTCTTTAGTCAGCTTCACATAGTTGAAACTATCATCGATAGAGCCTTCATAGTCAAAGTCTTTAGCTACGCTATCATCACCAATCACTAAGTCAGTAATCAGCGAATTTAAAGCTATATGCTCGACTGTACCAAAGTTATCTCTGATGATGTACCACATACCACCATGAATCAACGTTAAGTCCAAGGCGTTCTGGATCATAGCAAAATAAGTTTTCTTATCTTCGATTTTCTCCGGACACGTCCAGTTCCCTTCATCAACAACTTTGTACTCAAGTTCTGATATTTCGCAAATCTTACTGAAGATTTCATGGCTTTTAGAGGCCTCAAACACAATTGTGTCAGTGTTTTTCAGATACCTCATTCTGTCATAAGCAGTAACCGACCATTTCTTGGCTGATTTCCGCTTTTTCTTGAAAACTTTTCCGTAAAAAATGCCCTTATCATCTACCTTGAAGCGAATGACGTCCCCAAAGTTACAAGCTACCTGCGAGTCTATGATCATATCAAACTCAAGTTTTCCTGGCTGAAAATCAATACTGGTTTCCCATTTGACACCTCCGACCAACTCAGTGATATCAAAGACTTTACCGTCATTCACATCTTGAATCAGAAATTCCATCATAGGACTTGTACCGAATCAGCAGTAACCCAACCACGCCAACCACCATCCAACATGGTAACGTGATAAGGATGCGACCCTTTCATATTGATATAATTGACAAGTCTAGTTGCGTTTGACTCAGTTTGACCAGGCCCTTCTCCGTAGCTATCTCTATGCAGCTGCCCATTGACGAGCACCTTTGCACCGATAGTCACTTCTTTCTTAGTCGAAGGGGCTTGCTCTTTCTGAGGCTGACTAGCTTTCTTCTCTTCTGATACCTTCTTTTCGATTTTTACAAACCGAGCCTTGGCCATCTTGTACTCTTTGAAAGTGATGTCGTAGTAAACATCCTCATGAATACCAGCTTTTCTTTGTTGCTCGAAACTCTCAACTGTCGCAAGCATATTGATACCCACTCCAGAGATAATCAAGCGACAAGGTTCTTTCCCGTCCATGATTTTCTTTAGGAGTCGAACATAAGTTTCAGGTGTTCCTGATTTATTCAGGACATAAGAGCGGAAAGTGTCTCTCGGGAAGAATGAAGTGAAAGTAACCTCAGAGAGTTTAGGAAAACTCATCTGGGTTATTTCTCCTAGCGCAATACTCGTTGTTGACTCGTTATTAGCGCTATTCTTTGTTTTTAGTTCCTCTGGATTGACAGGAAGTTGTGTGACCTGACCTTTGTACTCTACGAAAATACCAATCGCCATTTCTTTCTACCTCCTACGCAATTCCTAGGTCGCTATCGACCAAACCGACAATCTTTTCTTCAATTCTGTCAACCAAATCGTCGATATCCTGTTCAGTAGCGCTATTTTTAGACTCATATTTAACACTAACTTGAGGTGTTAAAACTTGGTAATCAATGATGTATTTTCGTTCTGCAACATCACGCATCATCTTGATATCTTCGTCTTTCAGCTTGACTTCATCTTCAATCTTACCGACGTTACCAATGTTCTTGCCTTTACCTAACTTGTCACCAAGACCACCAGCACCACCAGAAGGAGCTCCTGCTCCTGCTGGTGTTTGGTTCATTTGGTCAAATTTAGAAGCAAGTTCGTCTTGGCCTTTCATCTTATCAGCGAAGCCTTGCATAGCATCACCAACGCCTTGACCAAAAGCCTTAGTACCACTAAAAGCATTGCCAGCAGTTGAGAAAGGATTTTTCATTCCATCCCACAAACTGCCTGGAGTCATCATGTTAGCGCGCATGCCGTCATAAGATTCATAATCATCAGGAGCCTCTCCTGGAGTAAACATCGAACGAATACCATTAGCAAAACTACCGTCATTAGACATGTAGCCCATTTCACCAACCTCTCCTATTTTAGGAGCACCTGGGATTTTATTTATTGCTTTAATAATCCAGTTTATAGCCTTAATAGCCATATTTGCACCAGCTATAAAAGCATTACCGATAGATTGCGCTACATTGACTACCCCATCAACAAACGAAGCAAAATAATCTAATACAGTTCGTACAAGATTATAAAATAACTTTCTGATGGAATATGTCGGGTGTTTAAAGACATTTCTCAAAAATTCTGCAACTGCTAAACCAATGTTGTAAATGGCTATGAAGATGTTCACAATCGGTGCAATCATATACATGACAAGATTGATGACGAACATAATGATGTCATAAACTACGGTTCCAACAAAGACAAAGGCTGCAACAATAGCAGCTGCAACGTCTAAGAATGAAATCCCCATAGCGTTTAGAGCTGTAGCAATTAAGAGAGCGACGGCAATAATACCAATCATAACTAAATAGACTAACGCCCATGGAGCCTGTGCAATCATACCTGCTATAAATATAGCAATACCTACTATGGTAGCTACAGTTGCGACCATCATCAAAGCAGTAATTACAAAATTAGCGTGTTCTGTCACCCAGTCCCAGCCTGTAACAAAGAGATTAAAGAGCCATAAAGCTATTTGGCCGGTTGCAAACATAGCGGTCTCTAAACCTGCCATGAAGTTTTGGCCAGCGGTACTGTTAATGAACTCTTGCCATGCTTGAATTAAAGGCTGAAATGCGTATGTAGCTACGTTGCCAACCTGAGTCATCATATCAGCAAAGGTCATCGGCATTTTCGCAAACTCAGCATTTGTCTCAACTGCCGAACCAAGCAAGGCACTCTTAAGGATATCTCCTGTTAATTGGCCATCTTTAGCCATCCCCCTCAGTTGACCAACGCTGACACCAAGGTGTCTAGCTAGTTTTTGGGCAACAAGCGGAGCGTTTTCCATCATAGAGTTAAACTCATCACCACGAAGAACCCCTGAAGCAAGTGCCTGTGTGATTTGAAGCGTCCCTGCTTTTTGTTGCTCTAAGCTTGCACCACCGATTTTATAAAGTTTATTCAACTGTTCAGCGAATGCAATAGCTTCATCATTGCTTTTAAAGGCTTCTCCAGCTTGTGAGCGTAGTTTAGCCACTGAGTCTGCCATGATACCGAAGCCAGTCCTTGAGCGTTGTGCCGCTGCCATGATACTATCTTGAAGTTCTTGGCCTGTCTTGGATCCATCTTCTATCGTCTTAAGCCTTGCCATGGTCTGAATATAATCATCGCCTGACTTAATCAGACCACTCATTAAATTAGCCATTTGCCTCAAGGCTTGAATAGCAACCATGAAATTCAAAGCACGAGAAATAGAAGTCATTCGACCAAGCATGGATGTAGCAACGCCTAAGCCACCAACAAGAGGCCCAGTCGAAGGAAGTTTGGGAGCGATAGGTGGCGCCATTTTAGGCACTACAGGGCTAGTAGCTTTAGGCGCAGTAAAATTCTTAGGCATATCTGCTTTGACTTTAATCGTTGCAGTCTGCGTCATATTCTTGACACGTCTATCCAACTCGCCGAACTTAGCAATAGTCCTGTTGATTGTGCTATTAATTCGATTTAAAGGGCTTGAGAAATTATCTCTAAGCGCCAGAGTTTGCATTAATGTAGTCATCTTCTATCGTCTCCTCCTTCCTCTGCTTTTTCTTTCCATTTCTTTCTGTTCCTTTTGCTCTGCTTCTACTCGGATATCGATAAAGGCAAAAATCAAGGCTTTTTCACGTTTAGATAAGCTATCCAAAAAGGACGGAGTCCAGTTGAATTGATGCAAACAGTAGTAAGCATAACTCAACTCTGCGTCCCCGTCCTCTAGTCGTTTTTTGCTTCTTCAACAAGATCATTGATATCTTCATCAAATCCGTTAAGCGACTGGATTTCTTGCATAAGTCGATTGTATTCCCCAATCTTCAACATAGTTTTCAAGGTTGCTGCTTCATCCCCAACTGTATGATAAGACTCTTGTAATTGAGCGTCTTTCAAATCTGGAGTAACAACGCAGGCTACCATCAATGAATCAATGTATCTTTCGTTGTTAAACTCAGGAATAGTCATACCTTGACGGTTTTTCTTCTTAATTGTCGCACGTTTTTTCAACGTATCGTTTAGACTTTCGTCAATGCTGCGAATGACGAAAGGAGATTTAAAACGTTCCAGCGTTACTTCTTTCGTTTCATCTCGTTGAACGTTTTCTAGTAAAAAGTCTGAAATTGCCATTTATCTATCCTCTTTCTAACCTAATTTAGGCGCACTAAATTTTTCCAAGATATCCACATCTTCAAAAGTAAAGTTGACTTCTTCTTCCAAGAAATCTTCCTCAACTTTTAATTGACCCATCACAACTTCATCAAGGTTACATTCACGCAAGATAGTTGTTTGGCGACCGATTGAACTTGTCGCATCGTCATTGGTCACTTGGATATCAAAGAATGTATCACGACCATTCTTCATGTAGTCCAACATCATTTCCTTGAATGTTGAAGTGACACCGTAGATGGTCATCTTACCTTCACCCTTGAAACCAGTCGCTTTTACCTGCGTACCACGTTTGTTAAGGGTGCGGACTTCTTCTTTGTTTTTCTTAACCGTCGCTTCAAGTTCCTTGATATAGAACATGAACTCATTTCTTCCGTCGATGTGAATAAAAGCGGTACCTTCCTGACCGCTGATTACGTCACGACCTTTTAAAAAAGCCATACTATCTCCTTTCCTACTCTACTGTAACTGTCATGTACAGTTTTTCCATGCTGTCTACTGGTTTCACTTTGACGTTAACCACTACAGACTCTTTCAACTCACCTCGGAGCACTTCGATATCTTCAACTTTGAAGTCTTCAATAGCGCCACGAGCCTCAAGGTCTTTGAAGTAACGAATACGATTCGCCTTGAACGCTTGACGTCCATCTTCGTTGTTACTTACCTTTCCAAGGAAATACTCAGAGAAAGCGTAACGAGTATCGTTCACGATATCGTCCAAAGTACGCAAAATACGGTTCTTACGGAAGTCTTGGTTCTTCTCAATCGTGAAGCTGACGTGTGAGTTGATATCTTGTTCAACTACTGCACGGCCACGACGAGCAGTAAAGACAAACTGCCCTTTCAAGAGAGCATCTTCTGTTTCTGTATGACTCAAACGACCCACAACATCAACAGAGTCTTCATACTTCTCATAAGTCAATGATTTTTCAACACCAGCATTTGCACTGGCTGCTGCAACCCATACAGTCGCTTTCGTCTTATCAATAACCGTCTTATCAGACAAGATAACACCGTTTTTAACGTTGATTACCGCTTCACTGTCTGCGTCTGAGTCCGCCACAACCAATTGAGCGCCAAGTCCTTCATCTTCACGCATACGTTTGATGAAGTTGATAGCTGCCTTCTTGATAGAAACGTCTTCTACTGGCAAGGCCATATAGTTAAATTCAACTGTTTCAAGCGCCTTGAAGTATTCTGAGTAGTCTTGAGTTGATACTGTTCCATCAGTACCGCCAGTCAATTTAGCGCCAGCAACTGCTTGCAGTACGCCTGTACCTGAAAACTCAACTAGATCATTGTTTTTCAAATCAGCCAAGACTTTTACAGTTTGCGAGTCCATGACCACTGTATCAAGGAATGTGACAACATCAAATGAACTTGGGTCGTCTACGTTTGTTTTGACCGTTATTGTGATGTCATTCCCACGGATACCGCTATATTTAGCTTGAGCCGTTACGTTGTCCGAAAGGCTTACGTTTGCCTTTTCGCCTGTATTTAGACGATAAAGCAAGACTTCACTCACACGTTTGAATGCTTCATTCAGCAACAAAAGCTGTGGGCTTTCTTGCTCATAACCTAGCTTCTTAAATAGATCTTCACCACGTCGGATTTTCATCAATTTCTTTGATTGACCGAAACTGAGTGCCAACGGTACTGTTACGACACCATCGCCACCAAGGCGAGTCATTGCAATGTCTTTTGATTTGACGTTGATGTAAGCACCTGGTCTTACTTTATTTTGGCGTTTCCAAATTCCACCTGCCATTAGTTAATCTTCCTTCCTAGTTCGTATTCTAGTTTTGCTCTTGCTTCTTCCAAACTATAAGACTCTTCTGGATCTAAAATAGCTCCCAAGATGTCTTTTTCTCCGTTTGCAAAAGCGCTACTTTCCAAAATGTCCGCAGTAGGGAACACAATTCCGTCTACATTATCCATCTTTTACCTCTTCTTTCACTTTCAATTCACGTTGTTTGATATCTTCCTCTTCTAACTTCAAGCGTGTGCTTGCGTTAAAAATACAATGCAGAACGTTGTCAACCACTTCATACTGACGGTCAAATAAATGAATCGTCGGCAAGTGTAAGAGTTTATAACTCAATTCTTCCTGCATTGCTAAACACTCGCTACGCTTTTTCTTAGGAGGAAAATAAGACAAATCCACTTTAGAACGTACTTTCACATATTTATTGGCTTCTGGAGTGTACTTCGTATCAACAACATGGATAAAAAAACAAGGCTCTTTAAAACCTTGCTCCACTTCATCCAGATAAATCCTGATGTCAGGATATAACCCCTTGATGTGACTAACTAACTCCTCGACTAACCGAAAGCCTTTATTTGCCATTTCCTAACACTACCTTTCTCATAAAGCCATCATACTTATCACGGACACGATTTTCCATATCGCTTTTAGTATCTTCAACCGTTTTATGAAGGAAAAATTGCCCTGGAACAAAGCCACCATTGACTGTCTTATGCCCGTACTCAACGTGTGGGGCATAGTAGACCTTGTTATAAACTTTCTGCTTATAAGTCCGTCCAGATACTTCAATATGGCTTTTAGACCAACCTTTTTGCAAGGTTCCGCCTTGTTTACCATGAGCACTTGCCCAAAATTTGACATGTTTGCCATCTTTGGTTGTGAACTCCACCCAATGGTCTGTATAGACACCAACAGGCGTTCTCTCCTTCACATTAGATTTTAGTTCTGTACCTTCATAATTCAAGGTCTGTCTCATAAATCGGTCTACTTTCGCATGATTCGCATTCCTGTTGAAGTTGTTAGCAAACTTAGCGAAACTGCGGTAATCAAAACTGCCACTCATGACTTGCCCTCTAGCTTTATAGCAATTTCTTGATGTGACCAATACTGACCAATAGGCACATTAGAACGTGTAAACACTTTAACGTGCCCATTTCTATCAGTCACCTCAATCTTGCAACCTGCAGGTATATCATAGACAACAGAGCAAAAGAGTTTCATATCATAGCCGTTAGCTTGATAGTCGCTCCCGTTCGTTGAACTATTGCTCATTTGTGAAATTCTGCAAGGAATATCCTCTAATAACACGCTTTCCGACATGCTGGTTAGACCATCTATCTCTTGCTCTGTATAACCTTTAACCGTCATTTTACAGTCATACAAGCAATCAAAGACTGTCTTAGCATATTCGGTCATAGTAGCTTCCTAAAACGATTCAGCTGACGCTTGTAGCGCTCAAGTGATGACGGCACTTGTTTCATTCGTTGAATCATTTCATAAGGACTAACCTTTTCGATTGTCGTATCACCCATTTTGATACTCTTAACCGAAAAGTCGTCTGCGTCTGCTTTTTCAGCAAGCACGCTTTGCTCCTTGACCTTGTCCAGTAAGTCGTTGGTCATGTCTATCCATACGTTCTCTAAACGTCCAGGCACACTGTCTTGGTGAATATAATTCAAAATCTCGTTTTCTGCTTGGGTTAAAGCGTAATGGAGAACTTCCATGTCTTTGAAATAATTATCCTGACGCATTTTCCGAACGCATGAGATCAAGTACATTGTGTTGTCTTGTTTCAATTCTTGAATCATATTCTGTTACCCAATCTATTTGCTAATTTTGTGTTTCAAAGCGATAATACCGATGTTCTTAGGCTCATAAACACGTTGCCAGTTCTTGAATTTAGCCAAGTCAGTATTTGATGGAGTGATGTTTCCTTCAGCCACTTCTGCGCCAGTCCATTTCACACCGTAAGGGTGCATCACAAGGGCACGACGAGTGTAAATCATGTCGTTACCTTTAGCAGCTTCACGAGAAGTTTCAAATGTAGTCAATCCTGATGGATTTCCTGTATTGAGACCGATTGAACCTGTTCGGAAAAGATATGAAGTATAGACATCTCCTGTTGGTGCAATACCATCATCGATAATGACACGGTAACCAAGGTAGGTTGGAATGTTGATGGTCGCAGTTGTTGGCTGGATGTATTGAATCAAGTTATCTTTTTGTAGTTTTGTATAAACCGCTGAGTGCATAGCAATGGCAGTAACTTGATCAGCAGAATCTCCAAGCAATTGTTTAGCGTCAAGTACCATACCTGCATCGATACCAGTAGACGCTTTTGATTGGTCTGATACGTGTGTTTCTTCAAGCGCACCTTTCTCACCACCTGTTCCAGTAGCAAAGATACCATTCAAGGTAGCAATCAAGGCTTTTTGATCTTCACGTAGCCAATAAGCACCGATACGGTTCAAGATAGCACGTACTGGGTCAGAACCAGCTACAATGCCAGTCAATTCGTTAGCAGCCCAACCACGTCCACGATAAAGAACGCAGGCAATGTCTGCTCCAGCAGTGATTTTTCCAGTTTCTAGGGCTTTGTCGCCATTGCCTAGAACCTCAGAATCTCCAGTAAGGTCATTCCAGAACGGCATGTTGACCAAAAGACCACCAGATGTAATGTTTTTAGAGACACGTTCGTCTGATACTGCGATACCACTTTGAACGAAAGCAGATTTAGCAGCTGTGTACTGTTGCATGTAGGCATTGTACTGTTGAGGTGTAATTGTGTCTATAATTTTTGTAAGTTCATTAGCCATTAGTTATTTTCTCCTTGTTGTTGTAAAAATTGAGTTAGGTTGAAGTCAGGATTGCTCATAGCAGTTTCCCAATTCCCTAAATTAGCACCTTGCCCATCGCCTTGATTTGGCGTGTATTGGGCTTGTTTCTCCCCGTTAAAGAGATACGGACTCTTAGCACGCTGAGCCTCGATTTGCTCAGTTAAGCCAATCAATTTGCCATCTTTTACAGAGATTTCGTCTTTGTTTAAGATTTTTCCAAAAATTTCTGCGTCTCGAACGCCAGCTTTTGTCAATTCAGCATCGATTAAGCGAGATTTGTTCTCATCTGCTAGTTTCGTCTCAAGTGCTTCTGTATCTTGTTTGTACTTAGCTTGTAAGTCCTCTAGCTTTTGCTGAATATCTTCAACATCTGCGCCTTTTTTCTTGAGATCATTCAAGTCTTTGTCACGTTGTGTCAGCTGTTCACGAACGCTCTCCAATTCGCTATTTTTACTTGCCACATCATCCTTTAACTTTTGGATATCCGCACCATGCAAAGCGAAGACTTGAGAAATTTGGTCTTCAGTTAAGCCGATGTTTGCCAGTTGTTCTTTTTTCATTTTGAAAATCCTTTCCTCTACGCTAGGCTTTTTAGGTGTTCTCCATCACCAGTCGCTCCGCTTTTGTTAGGACTACGGACTTGTCCAATAGTTGAACCTTTTAACGCCGTGCTCAGGGCATAAGAAAACCGTACGGGATTCCATACGGTTAAAACATAAGAAAACCGCCTCGATTTCGATGCGGTTAGATTATTTTTTGATTTCTTTGAATACTTGTTTTACAAATGCTATGATAAACAGCATCAAGAACAAAAATACCAACCACCCAAAAGCGATTGATATCCAATCCCAGATAAACATGCCTTTACTCCTCTACTTTTTCGTATGTTTCTTTAAAGATGTCAGGTTTGCATGGATAAAATTCACCTTGTACACCTTTGATAATGTAGTCACCTTCTGTTGCAACCATCAACCCTTCAAGTGTTTCTATTTTTAGAACTGGATTATCCAAATCAGCATAATCAACACGAACTGGATCTAATCCTAATTCTGATAACTCCAAAATTGATTCTTCTGTATCTAAAAACTGCACAGCTTCAACTACTACTGGCTTTTTACGATATTTCATTTCTCGCTCCTTTCTAAGCATAAGAAAAGCACTTAGATTTCTCTAGGTGCTTATTTATCTAATTGGTAAGCCTTTTGCGTAAGCTTCTTTAGCCTCTGCAAGTGTCATTTTATTTGGACCGCCATCGATATTTATAATACCAGTATTTTGCCAATGACAGACATCACAGATATCATAGTCCATAACTTCAGTTCCGCAAACAGGACAATGTAACCATAAATATCCATCAATTTCCCAAGTCTTTTGCGATTTCTCCATCGTAATACTCCCTTCCTAAGTCTGGTTTAAACATTGTATTTATTTTATGTACTTTAGGATTACCCAAAACATAGATATTGTTATCGATATCATAGCGCACTCGCCTAAGTTCCGTCTGATAACCTAATATCTTGTCCGAGGTCGGTTTTGATAACAAATCAGATGCCATTTTTTGATATTCTTCAATGGTTATATCACCGAACTCTTTCCCATGATCTTTGAAGTGTCCATTTAAAGATTTCTCAGTAGGAAACTTGGACTTTGCCCATCTGATGCGGTCTTTTAGTTCCTTATATCCCTCAGCATCATTATACTTCAAATCATAGAAGCCTGCAAATGTTTTGGGCATATTTTGAGGTCCTAAAACCTGCCTATAAGCTATGAACTGTTCCTTGGTTCTGCGGACTCTATCCTTTTCCAATCGTTCAGCTTGTAGCTTGTCTTTGATAGCAGTCTGGCCATATTTATCAAGCTGCTGCTTTCGCCAATCCTTGAAAGTCTGACCACTTTCAACCTCATAGCCTTTCCCTGTTTCAATGTCTCTTGCATAGCGTTTCCCACCTTTTTCTAAGGCAGGAACCGTCGTACATCGACAGTGAGGGTGCATGGTCGGGTAATTTACACCTTTCTCTGCATCCTTAACAAGAAATACCTTACCATCCAACTCACCACAAATAGGGCATGTGTGAACTTCTAAGGTCGCTAGATACCTGTACTTCTTGATATTGTCGTCCTGATATTCATCCAGCGTTGCCTGAGCCTGAATGCCGTTCGTTTCCGTCTGCAAAACAGTCACTGCACGATTACGAGCACGGTCGAACTCAATTGCTAGAAGTTTACTAGACTGGTCTATCGGATGGCCTCGGTTTAAATCATTGGTTACAAGCGACTCTACTCGACTAACCAGTTCGTCCATATTGCTACCCCAAACACGTTCAGAGAACCGCTTGCCTTTAAAGTTTTCGTTGATTGCCTTTTGAAGATACTCTTCTTCTAGACGCTCAGGCTTGAAATTCGGTTCTCTTTTGGTCTGCTTATGGTAGTTGTAAGCACGATTTAAGTAAGTTTCTTGGTAGGTTTGTTTGAGATGTGTTTCTATTCGCTTATTGATTTTGCCAGTCATTTCAGCGATATCCATCTCAACGCCAGCAAACAAGGCATCTGCATTCGTTTTGACCTTTATTGACCTTGACCACTCTGTTAAATCAGGATGTTTCTTAACAAAACCTGCAATCTCTTGCTTGGTTTTTAATTGGTCAGTCTTAGTCAGGGATAACAGATAAAATGGTAATGAGTCACTACGATTTTTAGACACCTTCTCAAACGCCTCTAAACGCCCTGTAATGCGTTTTAGTGTTCTGCGGTATAAATTATCAATGTAGTCTATTATCTCGCTGAGGTCGTCAATCTGAGCCAGCTCATATAGCAATCTGTCTTTCTCTTCTCGATTGAGGTCGTCAAGAGATTCGACAAAGGCTATTTTCTCTTCTTTATTCAGTTTCCGACTCATGCTCTACCTCTTCCATGTCGTAGAGTTTTTCAGATTGTTCCTCTTGGTCAGCTTTCTGCAAGCGTAGTTCATCCTGCCAATCTTCTACAATTGGATTCGATTTAGCTACGTTCTCTCTTGATGTGATAGTTGCAAGAGTAGAAACTACTTGAGCCATTTCTGTATCGTTATTGATTGAGTTCCGTGTCCATGTTTGCTTGATTTTGAGTTTGTCGGATAACCCTAGATGTTTCAAAATCATCTTAACAAGTGTGGCATATCCACTTCTGAACTGAGTTTCCATATTCCCAGCTTTTAACTCTAAGAGCGAGTATAGAAACTTCAAAGCAACACCAGAACTGTTCCCCAGCTTATCTGTTTCGGGGTTAACCCCTTGGCCACTGATAAAGATTTGTTTCTTAGTCCGCTCTAAAATCAGATTTCTGGCTTCGGTTGGGATGTCAATCGCAATAGTTGTAACTCCTGACTGGTCTCCCATACCGTCGTTGTCCATCTTAATCATCTTGTAGCGTTTCAAATCTTCAAGAAACTCTTTCTTGTCCTGCCCACCGTAGTTTGTAAGGACAAAGATAACCTCTTGAACATCGTCTGTGTCATTGACAAACCCACTAAAGACCTTGTCGTAAACATCAACTAGATCTTTGATTGGTTTCAAGTCGTTGGTCTCGATTTCATTGTTTTTAAACGGAATAAAAGGCACAAGGCCAAAATCATGCTTGAAACTATTGTCGCTTGAGCGGTCGCCATTCATGGTATCAACCAAAGAGATTGCTTGGAATGTCTCTAATTCTTCCAGTTGCTTATTTTCTTCATGGCGATAGAAAGAACACTCTTTGTCGTTCCAATATTCGTAGACAGTGTAGTTCTTACCATCTGTTTCATCAATGCTAGAGTAAACTCGCAGTACCCCAATCAACTTCTTATCCAAAGACTTTGAGTAGATAGGTATCACTTCTTTTGAGTCCACGCAAGCATATCTAAACGAATTGTCACTAGCGTCTTTCCAAACGTGAAGCCAAGCGATACCAGCATTTCCTGCATTCACACAAAGTTGCTTGCTGATACGTTCATAATCGTCTCCTAAGACGTCTACAATCTTATCATTAACGCTTTTATCGTCCACGTCAAATGTAGGCGGATAGGTCAACGCATAAGCCTTTTTCTGGTCAAGCAATAACTGGTGCCAGTTGTGACTAATACGGTTGTCGGCATTACGAAAGGCATTATCTTCTGCTTTCGCTTCGTTCTCAGCGCCTTTCTTATCGGCAGGCTTACGCTTTCGTTTAATATCATTCTCGTTACGATAGTATTTCTCGGCTTCAGCTGCTTGTGAGACAAACTTTCCATGTTTGACCATCTGCGACGAGATTATCTTTTTAATTACTTCTATTTCCAAACAGTCATACCTCCTGACTTGAATAATACTGTATAGCAGAAATAACGTAGGGCGTCCATTGCGTGGTCGAACTGTTTTATAGGCTTGTCCTCGCCATTCGCAGAGGCTTTCTCGTCCCAGACATAAGCGTGGAACTCTTTCAACGTATTCACACAGCTCTCATGCACTGCTATTTTCTCTTGGCTCAGCATAGAACCAACAAAACGAATGCCTTCAAGGACATTATTTCTAGCTTTTTTGATTTTATATCCTCGCTTCTTCAATTCAGCAATGAATGAAGCAGCAGACGGGTCAATAATGATTCGTTCGATGTTCGTATCTCCTAGCCAAGCAGTTAGATCATCAGCGTACTCGGCATTGGTCTTCTGTACGTTCTCGTCACGACCTGAGTAATAATATTCCCTTGTTAAGTAATACTTACCATTGATATCTTTTTCCCACAAAAGAAAAACGGTCGTATTCTGCGTACCGTAATCGACCGAAACATATTTGCCCAGTTTGCTCATTTCTGGCAAAGTTGATACAACATGCTTATCTTTACTGAACATATCGTAGACAATACCTTCTGCCACCGTCCAAAGACCTTGAATATATCGCTGATAGAAAACACCTTGATATTGACTTCTGTAACGCTTCTTGATGTTCTCTGAAAGAGAAAGGTTGTCGTCCATATCAAAATGCAGATAAAGCATATTCTTTGTTTCTGCTTTGTCTATCCAGTTGACTTTAAACCAATGATAAGGCCCGTCTGGGTTGCAGTTGAACCACCACTTCGAACCTGTCACAGAGCACCGCCCTGTGCCTTGGTTAACAAAGGACTCAGGCATAAGCGCCACTTCATCGAAAAAGATACCTGCTAGCGTTAGACCTTGAATAAGATCCTGTGAACTCTCGTCCTTACCACCAAAGATATAGAAATCATTCGACACGTCGCCTTTTGTGATTTCTATCAAGTTATCCGTCCGATGATAGACGTAGCTAAAACCTCTTGACTGTATCATAACCAACAACAGTTTCAAAACGTTACGATTGAAAGAGCCAATTGTCTTCCCACACATCGCAAAGTTCTGATGGTTGAATGATGTCATCGCCCAGATAACGAAAGCTAGACTCATAGAAACAGTCTTGCCAGAACGGATAGCGCCATCAGCAATAATGCCTTCTGACTCATGAACTGGAGAGTTCCAAAGCCACCAACTTAGCACCTTATTCTGCTTTCTGCTAAAAGGTTGGAATTCGAATGTACTGGTCTTTATTTTTCTTCTCGCCACGTTTCTTCGACTATCCCTTCTAATGCTTTGATAAAACCATCATCATGAACGTTCTCAGGTTCATTGTCAGGCAGTTTAGATTTCAGAATCTCAATTCTCAATCTCTGCTCCTCTGTAGCAAGGCTTGAGCGAGTCAATTCATCATATGTTTTAATCATATTTCTAAGTTCTGACTGTATTCTTGCAATTGCAGCTAACGCCTTACCCTGCTTATCCCAAGCAGTGTGAACTTCATAGCTTTCTCCGCCTTTTGCTGTGCTTGCAATAAGCATAGTGGTTGTATCATCAACGTCCTGAACGTACAGAATGCGCTGGGCATGTAAAAGATTAGCATAGGTTAGCTGAATGTTCTCCCAAAGAATATCAATTGGTTGCTTATCTGCCAGTTGCTCGTATATCTCATGTACTCCTTGAGGTAGATACTTAGCAAACAGGCCATGTTTAAGGGCATTTTGCGAGCCTTTAGGCGCTCCATGACCAACTGCGTTCTTATTCCCTTTGGGTGCACCTCTTGGATTTTTGGGTGCACCCTTTTTTATACGAGTCCAATTATGCCTACGTTGCCATGATTTGACTGTGTTGATTGAGACATCATGTTTAGTAGCAATGTCTTTGTACTTCATTCCTGCCTCATAGTCTTTGCGTGCTAGTTCGCTTTTTTCCATGCCCTCCTCCCTGATTTGTTTATTTTGTAAATCAAAAAAAGCCACACGATGTGCGACCTTTTCAAGACCTCTCTCTGCGAATTGAAATCGCAATTGGAACGACAGGACTCGAACCTGTGACATCATTCGTCTACCATATATCCATTAACCAGCATGAGACTACTGCTTTAAACGAGTGACTTTTGATAACTTATGGTTTATTATCTTGTCCACAAATATTCCTACTTGTATCACTCATGCACGATTGGTTAGACCAATCACTCCTTACATCGCAAACTACTAAGCCATTTTTCAATTAACGAAGACCCCGCTAAAAGTCTAAGCTGCTTTACTCTTTGACTTTACTCTTATCCTTGCGAGACTTGAGTAGGCAATCTAATTGCCGAAGTACACTTTCATTTACGACGGGCGATGACTTTTGCTTTTTTTGAGTTTTTTCTATCTTGAATAGCTTTTAAAATATAAAAATCATCTTTTCATCTATCACAGACACGCATCGCCATGTGTTTTATTCTCTTTTGAAGAACAAAATGCACAGCGCCTGCTTGTTATCGATTGTTTTGCGGACAATCAACTCACCTCACATACTTTTGGGAGGCACCCAATTTTTGTAAGATATGGTATTAAGCTCTTGTTGCACCTCGAACCAAATACCTCTTTCCTCTTATAGACTCGTTTCACAGCCAAACTGCCACGTTTGCATTTCCTCAGCACCTTGCCGTTGGAATCTCTCTGCTTTAACTTCGCCTACCTATTCCAAAACTGAAATAGTTAAGATTAAATTGCTTAGATTGACCATTGCTGGCAGGATGTTTGATAGATTTAAAAACATCCTTTTCCTGAGTTACCACAGATTATCTAGGCTAAGCCCTAAAAATGCAAAGCGACTACTACCTTGCGTGTTAATTAGAAATAAATTTTCTGATTTATTTTTTTGTAGTCATTGACGGCGATGCCCGGAATCGAACCGAAGATTGGAAAAACGTAGGAGAGAAACCACTTACCTATCACCGCCATGTGAGGCCGAAGCCTCGGAAATAAAATGAAAAATATAAAGGAGACATCAATGAACGAAATAGAGGGAGGGACTCGAACCCTCAATGCCTTTACGACACCCTGATTTCAGGTAACCATCTGCCAAATTCTGAGACCTCTATCTCTAATTATTGACAATACTATTTTACCATGTAAAATAAGCCATTTCCTAGCAATTTACTTGCAAATATCTCCCAAAAATTTACGAAAGACAATCAGCTTACCTTTTCGATAGGCTTCCGCAAATTCCAAAGCACCTCTGCTAAGCATGCGGTAGAACTCACTTTCAGAATAGCCTAAGTCCATATAGATAGCCTTGTCTGATAATTGGATTTTCATATCCATGTACTTCTTTGCTATAACCTGCCGAACATATGGATCCATAATGCAGTTGACTGCTCTCTCAATCTCTAAAACCTCTGCTTCTGCATCCACATGTTCGATAACCATATTCTCAGTAGCTGTGTTCTTACCAGTTAATGTCTTTGGTTCAAATGAGTAGGTCGTTGTGATTTTAGGCAAATACTCAGCGCCTGCCATTCGGACATACGAGCGATAACTCTCTAAAACGTCATATACATTTTTTTTGGTAAATTGCACGTCAACTCTTTTTAATAACCTCACAACATCGCTCCTTTATGATATAATATTTTTAAGGAATAATTCATAAAGAGGGTCAGTTGTGTGCTGGCTCTTTTTTTATATCTAAATCCCAAAGAAAGTACAAATGTCTTCTGCCTCACATTCGGAAATTTCCAAACCTTTCTCCCAACAACTTATGATTGTTGAAGAATGCCCTAAATACTTTGCTAATTCTGTACGAGAAAGTCCTCGTTCCAAACGTTTTTCTTTCAAGAGCGCATTAAGATTTCCAATCTCACACTTCTTGAATAAAACATCTCTGTCCAATCCTAACTCTTTTGACAGACGTTCTTTCTGACGATCACTTGGTATCATACCTCGTTCCCAATTTGAAAATGTCCTTGGACTAATACCAAATCTCTTTGAAGCTTTTGTTAAAGATAGACCTTTACCAATTCTCCATAATCTAATTTGTTCTGAGAAAAATTTCCTATCCTTCATTTTCCATCTCCTCGATAAGCCAGTCAAGATTCTTTCTGGCTTTCTTCAGGTCTTCAAGACCGTTTTTCTCTTTGTAGCGAAGTAAATACTCTACCGCACTGCACCAGTGATGCGCCTCCATTTCTGACTTACCTTTGATGAAATTTCTCGTAACATCCTTCACTTCGAGACCATAAGTCCCGATGTAGTGATTTGGTTTGTTTACGTTGTCAATTATTTCTGGTATCATTCCTTATCCTCCAAAAGATCTCTGTTCTCGTAGATGTTGCCTTGAAGGTATACGTTACAGTTTTCAATACAGTCAAATAGATTATTCCAGACCTCTTTTTCTGTGCGTATATCTAACAACTTAAACATGCCTTTATCAAAGATAACTTTTGCACTACCACTATCTTCAAATTCATCCCAATAGGTCCACAAGATGACATCTCCTTCAAAAAGTTCTTCGTCAAGCTCATCTCTGAGTCCTGTTGACTGCATGAGGATAACGTCTTCCCCGTTTCGCTCATCTTCAAATTTTAACGGAACTGATGTGGAACCATCGCTAAACTTCCCTATGATTTCCTTTCTGACAAATGAAATCATCAATATTTCATCAATCATTTTTTCTGCTAACACATCCCACGCTCTAAATCTTGGTATCATTCGGCAAATCCTCCTTAGATGAACAAACTAGTTAACCATATCAAAAATGCACATGTAATGATTTTTGAAATACTGCTTTTTACAGCGTATGAATAATCTTCATAAGATTCTTTTTTGCTGGATAACACAGGCCAGATGAAAGATAGTAGTGCATCCATCCCTAAAGCTTGCCAGACTGTAATTTTACCAACTGGGACAATCGTTGTGATAATTTCATTCCATCCATACTGAACCACAAATGGCGATACAACGATTACAAATACTGCTCCTAAAATAATTCCTAGTTTTTTCATTTTATAAATCCTCCTCTTTGACAAACGTACCGTCAATCCAACGACCCTTGCGGTCTTTGATTTCTTGGTAAGCCAGTTCAAAACATTCATCGAAGCTATAACCTAGCGATTTACTGATTGATTTTAGATGACCAATCAATAGAGTCAATGATTTTATACGTAAGGTCATAAGTTTCAGATGTTGTTCTGTTTGAATGTTGCTAATACATGTATTTGCGTACGCGAATGATGTCATAATATCGTTCTTTATAACATTCTTCGACTCTTCAAAAATACTATCCACATCCACTTTGCTCAGCAAGGCCAGACCGACAATCACGACTGCACAGTCTCCAATGCTATCTTTAGTTAGTTGCTCATTCTTCTTGAGATAGCCTGCGCATAACTCACCGAATTCTTCGCTAAGCTTAAGCGACTGCTTATCTAGTCGTCCACCGTTTTCAAGGTCGCGGTCAATAAACCATTGTTTGACTTTTTCTATTGTGTTCATAGTAACACCTCATCCCCTATTCTAATCTTCTCAAACTGCTCTTTCGTCACTACAAAAATCCCATAATCTCTAATAGTTACTGTATACAATTTCCCATGTCGTCCTTTCTCGACGACCTTACCAAAAATCTCAGCGCCTGCGTTATCAGCTTTATAGACGATCATCGGGCGCTTTTCTTCTAGTTTTTTAATGTGGATACTCTGCCAGATGTTCAATCCAGCAGATAGCAAAATCCAAATAGCTATGAATCGTTTCATATTCACTCCCTGTAACCATTGTAAATTTCAATAACTGGAATTGTTTCATTGTTAAAAGCATAACCAATTATTAGCTCACTTCCAACTTTTCTCTGAAATTCTAGCAACTCCTCTATCGAATTGATTTCGATAAAATGCCCCTCTGCACCGTTCGGGAATTCTCTTTGTATTCGACCTTTAGACGTTTTATGATTAACTCCTTCAGAAAGCCAACTGCCTTCTATCCTAGAAAATCGCTCATCATATTCTTCAAATGTCGAACAGAATCTAACTTCTATTTTTGTGTATTTTTTAATCACGGCGTTAGGGATTTGATTTTCAACTCTCCCCATTGTGCTTGTTAGTAAAAATTCCATCACTCAACCTCCTCAAAATAACTGTGAAATTTACTTAAATTAACAACAGCGACCTCTTCAACTGAATGTTTTTCAATGTCAAAGTCTGGATCATTTTTTCCAAACTCTTTCTTTATCGCTTTTTTGGCCAGCGAAGGTAAATCGAATATACTTGCTCCGTTTTTTAAAGCAAGCGGATTTCCATGTTGATTCACTATTCGATACCCTATATCAAACGGTCTGATTTCCCTTGGGACTTTTATGCATTTACTCTGATTCTTCATTCCTTCTTCAAGCGTTTGTATCATCCATCAACCTCCTCAATCTCAATCCCTGGGCAATTGAAAACCCATCCGAAACCAGCTTCTTCAAGTTCTTTGCGAGTAAGTTTAGAATACGCTCTGCTACTGTAGAAAAAAACAGCATTCTCATCAGGATTGTTCATAATGTACTGACCAGATGCTTTAATCTTAACCAAATACCTCTTTTCTTCATCGACCTCGTAGCCGAATTGGTGCATGTTGACAAGGGTTTGAATAGGTGTATTATCTACGTCGTTTAACCAAAAAGCGAACTTACTATCAATCTTTCCCGACTCGCTTTTTGAAGATAACCAATCCCACACATTGTACTCAAATTCGTCTTTGTGTTCCTCATACCAATCCGCCACAAACTTCTTAACTTTGACTTTTCGCGGTTCGTCTAGTTGTTTCAAGTCTTCTAGAAAAATTTGACGAGCTAGTTCTCCTGTTTTATTATTCCACTTCCCCTCATATCTTTTGTATTTCTCAATCAATTCATTAAGTTTCATCTTCCAACTCCTCAACTCACCTTGTGGCTTTCCAGATTTCCAAATTCTTGGCCATGTTTTACAAAATATGAACCAATCAGGATAGCGTCAGCTTCATCGTCTTTGACGTTCAGGTCGAATTCATCGGACACCTTAGCAACGGCCTGCAGCTTCATTGATTTTTTACTTCGGTCCTTGTAACTAAACTTCCAGTACTTGCGCCAGGTCGACACGTTCACGAAGTACACATTGTCAGCAATCAGTCGGCCAAGGATGATACCTGTCACAATTCCAATACTGATCATAGACTGCTGATTTGGTCCCATGACTGAGTTCTTCTCGACCACAATCGATTCAAAATGGCAGTTGTATTTCTGGAGCGCTCTCGATTGAATCGCTCGCAATTCACTAGCCATGAACCGCCCACGTTCAAAGAACGATTTGCTTTTATGTTTTAAGACACCACTCTGGACAAGGTCAGAGCCGTGAAATACGGCCCAGCCTGTCGCAGTAGTTGAAATGTCTAACGATAATGTCAGTGAATTCATTGTAGCTCCTTTGCTATTTCAGCAATGACATTGACTGTCACACTGTTTCCTGCTTGTTTATATAGTTGACTGTTAGAGTTGACTTCTTGTGCTTTATCAAAAGCCCAGTCTGGAAATCCTTGCAATCTCCAACATTCACGAGGTGTCAACTTTCTAATTCTAAAATCAGGCTCAATTACTCCTTGACTTTCTCCAGTTAAGAGGGTATTGGCTACTTGCTTCCCAACTCGTCCTCGTCTTGTTTTAGAGTTTGGGTGTGATAAGTTCACACTATCCCCAACCTCTGCCTCTGAATATCCTTGAGTAGTCGCTTCCTTGATTCTTAGGATGTTGTTTTCGTGATAGCCATTGCTAGTTAAAGTAGGAGCGATGTTATGTTCTCCGCCTTTATTATAGCCATGACCACGCTGAATGATTTTAGGTTCAAGACCTCCACCTTGATAGGCTCGGATGGTTGGTGATATACCATCAGTATCATACACAACACCGCTTTGATTATAGTTCGGTTGCAGAATTCCAAACTGTTTTATTTCATTTTCGATTAAAACTTTCAACGGATCCTTTTGTGTCGTAGTACTACACAGGGTAGGAGCTAATGAGTCAATTGAGACTACATCACCACTTTGTGATTTTCCTTTTTTTCTAATATTCCCAACCTTGTTTATTTTTGGTTGTTCACAAGTAATCGATGCACCATCTCCGCTGAGAGGAAATACTTTTCGTCCACTTCCTCCTCTAAGATGTCCGATAATGAACACACGTTCCCGATTTTGGGGGACTCCAAAATTCTTGCTATTAAGCACTTGCCATTCCACATCATACCCCAATTCGTCCAAGGTTCGGATGATGGTTTCAAATGTAGCCCCTCCGTCATGGTTGAGGAGTCCTCTGACGTTCTCAAGGAATAGATATTTAGGTCTGAGAATAGATGCGAACCTAGCAATTTCAAAGAACAAAGTTCCTCGTGTATCTTCAAAACCTCGTCTGTTTCCTGCAATTGAGAAAGCTTGGCACGGAAATCCTCCACAGATAATGTCCACACTTCCGAATCTTCGAATAGATTCATCTGAAACTGCTGTGATGTCATGTAGCTCTATTTCTCCTTTCGTGTTGTGTATAGCTTTATAACTGGCTCTAGCGTATTTGTCTATTTCACAAAATCCAACGCATTCATGCCCAGCGGACTCCATACCAAGACGAAAACCGCCGATGCCAGCGAATAAATCCAAAAATTTCATCTGTTTATCTAAAAAAATGCGACTGCCTTTGTGATAATTGGCTAAATACGGGCAGTCGCTCGTCCAAGGTCACATGACCTTTACTGACGTTTTCTAGTTCGCAGTTTTACAAGAATGCACGGCTTGTTGGTTTTTGAGTTGTTTCCAAAATGGAAATAGTTGGTTTTGGGTTATTTTGATTCTTCAATAGCAAACATGTCCTCAAATTCATCTGTCTGCTCTTTAAATTTCATCGGACTGTCTGCTTTGAAATAAAATCCGTTTTCATCCAATTCATCTTTAACCCCTGTCGCCCAAGACAAGAAAACTGAGCCTTGGCAGTCAGGACAATTCATGAATTTATAGTAAGACGGGACTTTCCACCGCTTCGCACATCCGCAAAATGGGCATTGTAAATCAACATCTACCTTCTCGCTTGGTTTCTGCGAAACCGCTGGACTTCCGCTAAATTTTGCTGAAAACCTGTCTGTGACTTCTTTGATATTGACATGATCGATTTCAGCATCAATTTTTAAAACAGACCCTGCATTCTCAGGCTCTTTCTGACTTAAATCCTCAAGAATTTCATCAGACCCTGTAACCATTTGATAGGCCTTGAATAAGGTTTGGTAATCAAGTTCCTGCGCTCTCTCAAAACTCAATTTTATGTCATCTTGTTCGATATAGATTTTCATTCTTTCCTCACTTTTTCAAACTTAATAATTACTTTCAATCCAGTCACTCGCTGGATTTCTTCGTCTGAAGCATCCTCTTTCAACAGCTTCAACGCAACATCTTCCATTCTACGAAATGATCCGACATACTCGTCACATTCTCTGCACGTCTCGCAGTAATCTGGCTCTTCATAGTGACCCAGCGTATACCAGCCACCAAGATGGCTTTCGTAGAGATGAATCATCAAACCACCTCAACACGCTGGCTCAAGGCCTTCGTTTTGCAGTATTCACAATGACCGCATGGCTTCGCCTCTTCTTTGCCCCTTTTAACATTATCAAGATGCTTAATAAGCATAGATAACTCAGATAACTCGTAATCAAGTTTTTCCTGAGATTGAAAAACAATCGCTCGGGTATCAGGGGTAGATTCTTTAGTCACGGCATAGATAACAGGGGTAAACTCCTTGCCATACTGCTCTTTCAGCATTTTCTTATACGCTGCCATTTGAAGTACATATCCCCAAGCTTCAAACCAGCGAACCTGAATATTTCGTCCGCTTGCTTCATCCCGAACCCAAACCATGCTGTCAATATCTGATTTTGTGGTCTTAATGTCTACGAAATAGCCCTTTTCGACATTGAGGCAGTCAATCTTGCCTTTAAATTCCACTCCTTCGATTTCGCCTGTGACAGCAACTTCTTTTTGGCCGATATAGTAGTCCATGAACTGCTTATCAGCTTCCAGTCGCTCAATCATTCGCTGGCCGACTAAGAAGTCAGCTTTTAACTGACCTTTGGTTTTACCAGCTTTTGAAATCATGGCATCCGCATTTTCATCCATAAACTTCTTGTGTGCTTCTGGGCTTTCAAAATAGCTGTGAACCATGTTTCCGATCAAGAGGGCTGTGTTGTCTCTTTGGTCTTCCCACTCTCCCTCTAGCTCTGCCAATGCCCGTGCTTCGCACTCCCTAAATCGCTTGTATTGCGAGATAGACCAATATTGACGTGCGGAAGCTACTGAGTAGTAATCTTCTCCAAGTAAATCCAGCGTCATTTCATCTCCACCTTTACTGATTTTGTTTGTGGCTCAAATTGAACGCCGTGAACATTGAGCCATTCTTTAAATTGCTCCTTTATTTCCTTTGCGTTCTCTGCCGGGAAAATTAAATCTACAGTAAATTTGTAACCATATTTTTTAACGCCATCCTCAGAAGCCATATTTTGCGATTTTAGGCCTGTTTCTTGCTCGATGGTATTATTTGCTTTCTGACCCAAATTCAGGCTGATTTTGGGCACAGAATCGACTCTGAGCATCTTGTTCTGCTTCTGCTTTGGTCCGTCTAAGCTCATCTGCGTCTGCATGTAGGATATCGATAGTATCCAAAGCAGAGCGACCCTCTCTTAGCAAATCAACGTACTTTTCAGGGTTCAAACCTTTAGCCACCGCGATAGCAGTCATTTCATCTATACGCTTTTTCAACTCGGCTTCCGCTTTAGCTCGTTCAGCTAATGTCTTGTCATCAAGAATTGCTTGCAAAACATCAACAAGTTTCGCTCCCTGGTCATAACTGCGAATGTAGACAGTAGGTCCGAAACCAGCTTTAGCTGCCGCTTCTGTAATCTGGATAAGTCCAGCTTCACGTTGTTGCTTCTTAGTAGCTTCTTCTGCAACCAATCCGACAATCATCTTAGAAGTAGCTTGAT